ACCAGCACTAACTGGTAAACAATATTACTTACCACTGTTGAATAATCCTGGCACTTACTTCGCTGAGGGTGATTATATCTTACTTGATGCTCCTGTTGATGCAGGAACTGGCACTAGACCTGAGATTGTTCGTGTTGCAGTTGGTGGTTTATCAGGTGCAGAGAGTGCTCCATACTACCTAACTGTTGAGAGAGAACCACTTGGTTCATTCGCACCTCAGATTGATAATCATCCAGAGGAACCAGGCAATAGAACTCCTGTTTATAAGTGTAACATCGCATTTGATGCAACATGGATTGAGCAGGCAATTGATGGTAGTAGAGATGTTACTAACGAAGAGAATGTTTATCTCTCAACCTTTGGTGGTACATTAAAAGTTGGTGTTGACTATGTAATTGTTTCTCGTGAGGACACTAATACTGATGGAGACTTTAATCAAGGTGAGGCATTTAAACTTGCTACACCACTAGCTATTGTTAATAAGAAGTTTGAAATTACTAATGGTTGTCCTGCTGGTGATACCGTATTCTCTGTTGATAGTGTAACTGGTGAAACAGTTATCGGTAACGATGGTATTGATGGAGAGAATGGTAAGTTAACCGTTAATGGTTCATTCAACTTTGTTGGTGGATGTAAGACAGCATCAGCACAAACATTTACTGGTAATGCACAAGCAACACTTAATACAATTACATCAGTTCCTTCAGTTGAGGGACTTGAGGTTGGTGATTATGTTGAACTTACTGGTAACGGTGGTACAGTCACACTTGATCAAAACAGATTCCCAGAAGATTCTGGAACTGTAAGACTAACTGATCCTCAGATTGTTAGCATTGTTGGTAATACAATTACACTTAATGTTCCATTTACAGGATCTGGTAGTGCAACTGGAGTCACCTTCAACGCATCTAAAGATGAGAAATTTAGAGTTACTGATAGAGTTCGTGACATCTTTACAATCGACGGATGTTCTGGTGACACAGTAATCGGTAATGCGAGTGGTACTATCTTAGCAAACAGATCTCAATATGGAACTTCTGTTGCATCACACACAGCTGGAGCTACAGTATTCACAGTTCTTAAGGATCCTAAGGTAGATAATGGTATCGCTACTACATTTGTCAACACTGTCACAAATGTTACAACTGGTGCTACATCCATCCCTGTTGATGACATCACTAACTTTGAGGATGGTGATTTCATCTTCGTTGGTTTTGGATCTGGTGGAAATGAAGAGATCATGCGGATCAATGGAACTCCTATTTCATCTGGAGTTGCACCATCTGGTAACTTACCAGTTGATCGTGTTGGATCTCTAGCAAATGTTCCTGGCACAGCAACAACACATAGTGATGGTGAGACTGTATTCAGAGTTCTATTCAGAGAGAATACAATTTTAACAAATGACATTGCAGGATCTGGATCTAACTCCGTTGAGATTGGATTAGAAAATAGTGATGTTGTTCCATTCTTCCTTGATCGTGAATACTGGATCTTAATTGATGATGAGATCTTCTTTGTAACTAGTGCTATAACCAATGATGGTGGAACTGTATTAGTTAAGAAAGATTACCATCATGGTCGTTTGACAGTATTCGACGATGTTAAGTTTGTTGGATCTAACTTTGAGATCACTGGTACAGATAACAACGTACCTATCCTTAAATTACTCAACAACGAAGAACATCACTTTGAGGGTGGAGCATTTGATATTAACGCTGCTACTGACATCAGTGGTAACTTGAGACTATTCCCATCCAAGTGTGTTGAGGATCCTGATGCTATTCAGTTTACTAACAAGGCGTTCACTCCAACATTTAGAGTTGAAGCTGAGTTTGGTGATACATTCGTTGGTCGTTTACTTGACGTAGCTGGTATTTCATCACCAACTCCAACTAATTCTCAACCAATCCTTGATGTTAGAAATCTAGGTGTCAATGGTGTGAATAACTTCACCATTTTACAAGATGGATCTATTAACGCCTTTGGTTACCAAGGATATAAGAACAAAAACGGTGGACATATTACTAAGTTTGTCAATGCTACTAGCACTCTCTCTTGTAATATAAATTATATTGTAGCGGTAGCTCCTTCTACTGGTGCTCTTATACTTACACTTCCAAGTAATCCTGAGACAGGTGATGTTATTAGAATTACTGAAGTTGCAGGAGCGTTGACTTACAACAATTCACTTGTAATCCGTGCTCCAATCATTGGAGGTGAACCAGTAGCACTTCAAGGAGATACCTCAGGAACCAAGTTGGGTGGTTTATCTTCACCATATGGATCTGGTGAACTGGTTGTTCAAAACAGAAATGCTTCCTTCGGACTCATCTATGTTGGACAATCAGATGGTGATAACTTTATCCCTGCTGTCTATCAAGGTTGGTGGTTAACTGAACTATAATGGCATTCTATAACAGACTAAAAACTATGAAGTCCGCTCCAGTAGGCACTATCATGCCTTGGGGTGGACAGTCTAGTCTCGGTAATAATCCTCAAAATATACCTACGGGATGGATTGTTTGCGATGGTAGGACTTTTGAAGCTAATGATTACCCATTGTTAGCATCTATTATTGGAAATACATACGGTCCTACTGACTCATCTATTGTTGGTAATTTTCCTGATTTTGATGAGGGAGATGTTTTTAGAGTTCCTAATCTAAATGGTAGGTCAATGCTTGACCTTGAAAAATCTTATTTACAAGACAGTAAATATCAATTTGGACAACCAGATGCTGAGAGTGTCATTGGAGATTTAATTTCTGAAGATGGTACTGGTGTTACTCCGCCAACCATTTACAGTGCTGATACAGATCTTAAGTTTCAATTAGATCCTGTTGATACTATGGCAGGAAAAATTCAAAACATTAACTTAAATGATCCTACATGGTCTAAAACATACTATACTCTTGGAAGAAAATTAGGTATTGACCATACGCCAGGTCATAAACATGGTGGACAATATACGACAGCATTTCCTAGTGGTAAGTATGTCCAAGTATTTGAGGCACCAAATGTAGAACTTTCTGGTAGTCCAAACTATGAGTCTGCAAACCTAACTGGTATTCAGAACACTGATACTGCAGACACTTGGCCAAATGGATATGGTTCTATGACATATTATGATGAAAATACTCTGGTTTTAACAAACGAATCAAAAACATTTACACAGGATCAGGTTCCAAAACCTGCACTAGCGAGAACAATTCCTAGTCATGGTGCATCCACTGATGCGTTTTCTGACACATATAATTACAATCACCATATAAAGCAACACACTGGTGTATTTCCACCACCCGTTACTATTTTTGGTAGACCAAACTATTACAATGGTGATGTTGGTACAACATATCCCACAAACCTCAGTCACATTGGACAAGACTTTACAGACCAAACATTAGCATCACATAACCACTTCAGCTTTGATGTTTCTATGAATATTGGTGGTCTCAGAATTCCTCCAAATATTGCTGTAAATAACGTACAATCTTATACTGTCAACGTTTCTGACATCCCTGATGCGTTAAATATTCTTATGGACAATCAAACACCGTCACAAACGGTGATAATGATCATCAGAGCTTACTAAAATGCCAGTCTTTTTAAACCAAGAAAGAACCAAGATCGGAACAACAACAGGAACGCTAATTGCTTTTCCTCAAGAGTTGGAAGTAAATGATCCAAATGTAGGAAATAGTGCAGAACTTCTCCCTGCTGGTTATTTGAGATGTGATGGTGGAATTTATAGTGAGTCGGTATATCCAGCGTTGGCACAAATTTTGGGAACAGGTGAAGGATGTTCATTTAAACAAGAGGGTGTGACTCTGACGGATACTCAGTTTCAAGTACCAGATTTAAGATCTAAATTTATTAAATCTAGCTCTGCATCTGATCAAGGTGTCATCAATGATAACACGGTAATCAATGCTAGTGGACAGACTGTTGAACGATCTGGTGTTGGTGTTAATGTATCATCTAATGTAGGAAGTGTTGCAACTGTTGACATGGTGGGACAGTTTAGAGTTCCTGCTAGAACTGTTAACCTCACAGGTAATGTTGGTTTTACTAGACCTAGAAGTCCAGATGAAGAGGTTGTAGCTGCAAATGCATTCCTACCACATATGCACTACACCACAACGTTTAGATGTAGAACTATCAGGCGTGGTGGTAGTGATGTATTTGAATTAAATTATTATACAAATGCATCTACTATTGGTGTTCAAAACTGGTATGATGCCACAGATGACGGTCAAACAGGAAGACAAGCTGCATGTAGACACTATGCACAGTCTGAGGTTTGGAATACTGGTAGTTACATCCCGTCTGGAACATTCTTGGGATTTGGTGCAACTTTTGAATACTATGGTATTTGTAAAGGAACTTGTGGTGGATTTATTACCAGTTGTTTAATTCCTACGGGTAGGACTTTAAACGTTGATACCACTCCAGAAGGTCCTTGCTTCCAGACTTATCAAGCACTTTTTGTTAGTATAGGACCTGTGCAGATGACGTGTGCAGGTTCTAGTAAGAATCTTGGTGCAAACTATGTTGAGGGTGGTGATGGAGTTGGTAATGATAATATTCCAACATCAGCAGCTACTCCTGGCGGTGTTGTACAATCATTCTCCTTATGGGAGGTTGATGAGAGTGGTTCGGGATCATATGTAAATAAAGGTCTTGGGCAATGGGCATATACACAATTTGGATCTGGAATATGGAATAATTTAGATGATTTTGCACAAGGTGATGTTGATATGGTTGGTGGATTTGGTAATAACGACTTACGAGTGACTTGTAGATTTGAGGCGTGGCCAGGTCCTAGTGGTCAACCAGTCTATACAAGATATAAAATTGTTGCTTTTACTGATGCTGGAACTGGTTATAGTGCTGGAGATGTTGTGACATTTCCTGATGTTGGAGGAACAAATATTAGTAGTGCACCTATTAATGGTAGCACAGGAATTAGTATGACTATCAACACAACATCTTTTGGTGCTAACGCAGAGGACGCTGCAGCATATCCTCATAATACATCTTTACATGATGTTCTACCAGTAGATACTTCGGTTGATAGTGCTATCAATGCTGCTTATCCTCAAATTTCTAACATTATTGAAACCACGTTACCATTTGATTATGAGGAAGATCCTACAGAGCACACACATACTATCAATTATACAACAGGATTAACCAATTATCAGTTAAATATACCAGAGCTGTTTATTTCTACTGATGGGATGAATGCTTCTATCAACATTCAACCAGAATCTGATACTAAAATTGATAGTTTGATTGCTCCTTTTATTATGGTAGATTACTTAATCAAGACCTAAAATGTCAAGAAACATACGTTCTAATTTTCTTACGGATAAATCAACGTTTGGCAACTCCACAATGCCAATTGGTGCTGTTGTACCTATTTTTAAGGCAACTGATGATAAAGTCACAGATAATGGTGTCGTACAAAACTTAGGATCAGTTGTTTCTGGTGCTGGTGGTGGTAGTGGATATACTTCAACACCTTCAATCGTTCAAATTCCTACAACGCCAATAGAAGTAGATATTCCAGCAACAGCATTTGAAGAAGGAACTGATAATATTAATATCACTAATCATCCTTTTGTTGAGGGTGATAAACTTACTGTGATTGAGAATACTCAATCTGCAAACAAACTTACGTTAGGAGCATCTATTCAATCCTTTACCGTAACAAATGGAGGTAGTAATTATACAGCAGCACCTCTTGTAACAGTGACTGACAATGGTAGTGGTCCTGTTAAACCTGGTACATTCAACGCTGAGATTGATACTACTACAGGACAGGTAACTGCGATCAATGTTGTTGATGGTGGTGTTGGATATCAATTTCCCTCAGTCACATTAATTGGTGGGGGTGGTAGCGGTGCTGCAGCAACTTTATCATTAGCAGCTGGTGGTGTTGGTGGTGTCACAGCTGATAAGGGATTTTCATTCTTAGTTGACGTTGTTAATTCAAACACCATTAAATTTTCCAAAAGTAATGGAGATATCGCTGTAGGGAAATATTATAATATCACCTCAGTTGGTGATAACGGAACTCTTAGTGTTGCATCAAGCACAGGATTTGGATTAACTGTTGGTGTTGTTGCAAATTTAGATGGTAGTGTAAATTTTGCCACTATCAAGAATCCTGGTTATGGATATGCTGATGGTGATGTGGTTTATATTTCACAATCAGGCAGTAGTGGAACAGCAAGAGTAGAAATAGTTAATACATCTTCCGAAACTGCCATTGATCCAGCAATGCAATATGAGGGTTGGTTATACTGTGATGGATCTGAATATGATGCGGATGAATATCCATTGTTATATCAAGTTATTGAGGATAAGTATGGCGGAACAACTGGAGCTTATGATCCTGAGGATTTTGGATCGGACTCTGGTGGTATAAAATTCAATGTGCCTGATTATAAAGCTAGAAAATTAGTTGGTGTTGGTGGCGGTGTCAGTGGTGGTGGATCTCCTGTCTCAGGTAACGTTATATCTACTGTTGGTAATACAGGTGGTAGATGGTTCTTTTCAAAAACACAACAGGAAGCATTATTTGATATTGGAAACATTGTAATTAGTGGATATCAAAATGTCACAGAATTTATTGGTGGTAGTTTAACTGGTGAGGTAACATTACAGATAGGTCCTCTACAAGAAAAACTAATATCCTCAGTCCCTGAGCATGATCATGCTATCATGACATCAACAGCACCACAGGCAGGAACATTTGAGGGTTCTGGATTTGCTGTTGATACTTGTCTTGCTGGTTATAAGGATAGTTCTGGACAGGTTGACTTCTTTCTACCAACTGATGGAACTCCACTATTTCACAGTCATGGTCTTGTAGATTATGTTATTACGGATCCATCATTAGCTACGTTTGGTAATGTAGGTGGTATTGGTGATATTGTAACTAAAACAATTACTACAACATCTATTGTTGGTGAGCAAGCAGGAACTAGATTTAATGTTCCTAGTCATGATTTGTTTACTGGATATAAAATTAGAGTTAAATCAAATGAACAGAGCACACAATTAGTATTTGATGTAGATGGTCAATTTGTGACATTTTCTGCTAATTCAGAATGGTATGTAATTAAAATTGATGATGATAATTTTTATCTTGCAACATCAAAATACAATGCAAAGAAACAAATAGCATTGTCAGCAACAACAAATGGCAGTGGCGGTCAGAGCATTG